GAGCGGATGGACACCCTGATCCAGGGCATTACGCGAATCATGCGCTGGGATGCCGACGCGCTGAAGGAAGGGAGACCGCTCGACGATGGGCGCCGTGCCGTCATCGTTGTCACCGGGGAAGACGATGAACACAACCTCTCGGGCGTCTTCATGGACAACCTGGCCAGCCGTCTCACGAACAACACCGAGCAGCTGACCGTGCTGAACTTCCAGACCTTTCCCAGCCGAGCCAGTCAGGCCGTGATCGAGTGGATGACCACCGGGACAGTGAGCGTCGACGACAAACCGATCGGCGGCAGTCGCAACCTGTCGCGGCGCCAGCGCGAGCGGACCAAGCCAGACCGGGAAGCCCAGAAAGCCGCTCAGCGCGAGAGCAAACGCGAGGCGCTGAGAGCCGACAAACGGGCCAAGGCCGAGGCGATGCTGCTGGAGGGGACGCCCTGGCGAACGATCGCTCGGACGCTCAACCTGAGCCGGCATTTCTCGGAAGAAGAGCTTAAATCCATAAAAAATCAATAACCTATGGTGTCATCACGTTTGCGGCCGTTTCTAAGATAGAGGGCCTGAACCTCAAACCTGATGACACCCAAAACGTAAGACGTAAAGGAGGTGAATAACCAGTGTTCTTGCTTTCTTAACCGTGCGGCCACCCGGTTGCCGACCGCCCAGCCTGGGCGTGCTCCAGCGGCTTCTGGCGCGTTTCAGCCACAACACGCACTCAGCGGGCGGCGCGAACCATCGACATCGTCCGCGCGAGCGGGTGCGGTACGGTGGTTCGGGCAGCGCGAGTAGCGCTCTGGGTCAAAAGGTACTTCCTGGGCTCCGGCCAATGCGGGCGGCAAGGGCGCGGAATTTCTGTAGCTAAAATGCGACAACCTTGATTGGTTTCGAGAATAAAAAGATTTTCAAAAATAGGCATCGACGATGAAAAGGAATCCCGCCCCCAAGACCCCAAGCACAGCTTGGCCGGCATCGTCGGTCGAACTGGTCCCCGTGACCGCGCTGGTTCCCTACGCGCGCAACGCTCGAACCCATTCCGACGAACAGCTCGCCCAGCTCATGGCCTCGATCCGGGAGTTCGGGTTCACCCAGCCAATCCTGCGGGATGACGCAGGTTTGGTGATCGCCGGGCACGGCCGGTTGGCCGCTGCTCAGCGGCTGGGTTTGGCTGAGGTGCCTGTCGTGACGGCGCGCGGTTGGACCGAGGCGAAGAAGCGCGCCTGCGTGATCGCCGACAACAAGCTCACCCTCAATGCGGGTTGGGACTACGAAATGCTCTCCCTGGAGCTGTCCGATCTCCAGGGCCTGGACATCGACATGGGCCTGCTCGCCTTCAGCGAAGACGAACTCAACGATCTGCTCTATGTCGGGCGGGAGTCTGAGGGCCTGTCCGCCGCTTCCGAGGTCACTGATCCGCGCTCAAACGGCCACAGCATCCATCTCAACGTCGAGGAAGCCGCACAGTGGCGGGAGGCGTTGGATCATGTGCAGGCGGACGAGCCGGATCTGACGGAAGCCCAGGCTGTGCTGTGGCTGGCTCGACGCTATCGCTTTACGGAGAAGGCCGCGTGACTGAATCCGCTGAAAAACAGCCCAAATCCACGCCAGGGCACGGCGGCAAACGCCCCGGTGCCGGCCGCAAGCCCAAGAAGGAGCTGGAAAGCGGACCCTATGCCGTTCTGACCAAGGCCAAGGCCAAGAACGAGACCTACAAGGCGCAGATGACAGAACTGGAATACAAGCGCCAGATCGGTGAACTGCTCCCGGTCGAGGAAGTGGCCGCCGCCTGGGCTGAGCAGATTCGAACGGCGCGCGAGCGCTTGCTTTCACTGCCGGCGCGCGTGGCGCCAGCCGTGTTGCGGCTAAACGAGTTACGCGACGTCGAGCGGGTGATTCGGGACGCCATCCATACCGTGCTCGATGAGCTGTCACATGCCGATGAAACCGAAGGCCGTCAGCCTTGAAGAGCGGTTTGCCCGCCCGCTGGCCGCCGCGCGGGAAGCCTGGCGCGCGCCTCCACGACTGCTGATTTCGGAGTGGGCCGCTCGGTATCGGTATCTCTCACCCGAGGCCAGTGCCGAACCCGGCCTCTGGAACAATGAGCGCGCACCGCACCTGGTGCAGCCAATGGACTGTCTCTCGCCCTATCACCCGGCTGAGCGTGTGGTGTGCAAATTCAGTTCGCAAAGCGGGAAAAGTGAGTGCCTGCTCAACTTCATCGGTTACGTGATCGATCTGGATCCGGGGCCCATTCTCTGCGTGCAGCCGAACGTTACTCCGATGGGCGAGGCATTCAGTAAAGACCGCGTGGCCACCATGCTCCGCGACTCGCCGAGCCTGGCCGAGAAGATCGGTAAGATCCGCGCACGCAATTCCGCACAGACCATCACGCATAAAGTGTTTCCAGGGGGGCATCTGACGATTGCCGGTGCCAACTCACCAGCGGGCCTGGCCAGTCGCCCGATTCGCTACCTGATCTGCGACGAGCTCGACCGCTGGGAAGTCACCAAGGAAGGCGACCCGCTGATTCTGGCACGCAAGCGGCTTCAGACCTTTCGTGCCCGCCGTTCTGCAAAGGAGGTTGTCGTCTCCTCGCCGACTTACCCCGACGTCGGGATCAGTGCCGAATACGACCGCTGCGCCCAGCAATGGGAATGGCAACTGGCCTGCCAGCATTGTGGAGCGCTTCAGTTCCCCCGCCTGGAGCATTTCCGATGGGATGGCCAGGACGTCTCGACCGTGCGCTATATCTGCAAGTCCTGCGGTGCCGAGCACTCGCGCACCCAAGAAGATCGGGTCAAACTCTCCGGTCGCTGGATCCGCGTGAAGGATGGCCCGGAAACCACTGTTGGCTTCTGGTTCAACCAATGGGCTAGCCCCTTTGCGCGTTGGGACGATACCGTCTCCGACTGGATCGACGCCCAAGAGGACGCTGCGCGTAAGCAGGCCGTATTCAATACCGCTTTCGCTGAAGCTTGGGAGGGCGAAGGCGAGCGCATCGAGCCGCATATGCTCCTGAGCCGGCTGGAGACCTACCCGGCCGAGGTGCCCGCCGGTGGCCTGGTGCTGGCGATGGGCGCCGACGTGCAAGGGGACCGCATCGAGGCCGAGATCGTCGCCTGGGGCGCAAACTTCGAGTCGTGGTCGATCGCCTACGAAGTCCTGCCTGGTGAGCCGACCGGGCGCGAAGTCTGGGACGACCTGCTGGAACTCTACCGCGCGACCTGGACCCACGAATCGGGTGTCAAGATGCGCCCCGTGGCCTTGTGTGTCGACTCCGGGGCCTACTCCCAACATGTCTATGAGTTCGTCAGACGCGCCAGGGATCGAGGCATCATCCCGATCAAGGGCGCGCCTGGAATGACGCGGGATGCTATCCACGGGGACACGCGTCAACTGATGAAGCGCGCGGCGCGGCGGATGCACAACGGGCGTCCGCCGGAGATCCTGGGCGTCGACGCCATCAAGCGCACCCTCTATCACCACTTGTCCGCCGCGCCCGGAGCGCCGGGCTACTGCCATTTCCCGACCGACCGCTCCGAGGAATACTTCCTGCAGCTGACCGGCGAGCGCCTGGTGTCGGTGGCGCACCGCAACAAGCGCAGTGAATATCGCTGGGTACCGGTGCATTCAGCGGTCGAGGCCCTGGACTGCCGGGTCTACGCCTACGCAGCCTTGCTCCTATCGCGCGCCGGCGTGGCGACGATCGAGAAGGCGACAGGGCAGCAGAATCCTCCCGAGACCGACAAAGCCAAACCCGACGAGGGTTCGTCAAGTGCTAAACCCTCGCTCCCGCCTTTGCCAACATTTCGGCCGCTTCCTTCCAGCGATCTCTTTTCCCCGACTATCCGCCGGCGCATGAGTTCGTGGTGGTAGGTCGTGGCCGAGTCCGACATTCTGTCCGATCTGCGTGAACGACTTCTGGCTGCCGGCCTTGACCGGGTTATCGTGCAGCGCGTAGTCCTCGAAGCGCGGCAGTTCTGGGGCGGTGACACCGTCTACGTCCAGACGGCCGACCGGGAGCACCGGGACACCATGATCCGTGCAGCGCTCGAAAAGGGGCTAAGCGCATTGCTCACAAGTTAAGGTTTCTGAGAAGCTGTCAAGCCATTTTCTTTGAGTATCGAGTCCTTTGGAAACGCCGGA